CAAGCTGTCAACTTTGCTAAAATGACTAATGGTGTAGACGAAGCAGAGGTCTATAAGAATATAATGGTGAGGACTATTCCTACTATACAAGACCATGCTTCTTTCTTTGCTAATATGCAGATCCCAGAACAACGTAAGTTTAGGCCAAAAGCTGGAGGAAGCCCTATTAATCAACAAACTGCTAAAAGTTTCCAAAGTGACAACAATCTTGCATCTAATAACCCTAATGTACTTCCTGTTGCGTCAGTAACTAGTCAGGTTACTTCCTATGGTTCTAGTTCTATCACCAACCACGGCAACTGCTGGAACACTACAGGAAATCCTACTACATCAGACTCAGTCAGCGGTTTAGGTACATTATCTGCTCCTGGATCTTTTACAACTAACTTAACAGGATTAACTACAACTACTACTTACTATGTAAGAGCATTTGTTACTTCAGCAACAGGAACTAGTTACGGTAATCAAACAACATTTATTACTCTTTAATGAAACAATTCTTAAATACATATAAAGGATTAAACCAAGATGCTGCCTATGATACTATTACTAATCAACAGTATATAGATGCAAAAGATGTTAGGATAACAACAACTAGTGGAGAATCTACAGGAGCTATTACAAATATAGAAGGCAACTCTCGATCTTTTAGTGTTGACCAGGCAGGAGCTACAGGAACTAAAGAAATAATAGGAGTTTGTACTATAAGAAATGTAATAGTTTTATTCTGTGCAGATAATACAGACACAAATGGTTGGATATACTTCCTAACATACGATGAAAAAACCAGGGAAATAACAAGTACAGGAGGGGCTCCTGTATTAATTTATTTCAATGCTGCTTTAAATTTTAGTAAGGATAATCCCATAGAAGCAGTAGGTAGATTCGAAAATCAGTTTACTCAAAGAATATACTTTACAGATTATAACAATCCTCTAAGAACTTTAAATATTGCCTCTGTAATTAACGGGGGTCCTGCTTTAACTATAGACATTGGATTAGTAGATATATTCCCTGAAGTAACTTATACAATACCTTTACTGGTTACTACTGGAGGAAGTGGGAATCTGTTAGTAGGAGAATATCAATTTGCTTATAGATTAACAACGTTTGATGGCCAAGAAACACTGATATCTCCTCCTGGAGATTTAATCCATATAGTATCTAAAGAAGACAGCTATAGTAGAACAGCTGAATATATGGGAGACCCTAAAGGTACAAACAGTAGTAAATCTATAACAGTAGAAGTAAACACTACAAACTATGCAGGCAAATTTGAGTTTATAGAACTAATAGCATTGTTTTATGAAGATTTTAATGGAGTTCCCACAATATCTAGTATAGAGAAAAAACAAATAGGAGCAACTACTAGTAGTATAGAATTTGAATACACAGGTTTTGAATCAGAAATAACTACTATTACTACAACAGAATTTGCTACTAAAGTATATCCATTTTCAACTGTTAAAACTTTAGTACCTAAAGACAACTCTTTAGTAGTAGCCAATGTTAAAGAAACTGCTTTTAATGTACAAGACAGACTATCAGAATTAGGAGAAACATTCGACCCTCAAACTGTTAGATATTTACAGAGTACTACTACTTTACCTGCAGCAGGAGATGATAGAAAGTTTAATAAAGAATACAATAGAGACGCTCATTGGGATGGAAATTGGCACACTAGTCAGCAATATAAATACCAAAGAAACTCTACTGTACTAGGAGGACAGTCTGATAGTGCTACTCCTAATATTAGTTATAAGTTTACTTTACATAAGTATGAAGTAGATGCAGACTCTCAACCTGGCTTTGCAAACCTATCAAATACCAGCCCTAATCCTGATGTTAATCTTTTTGAAAACACAGGATTGACATATAAAAGTAATAGCTTCGTATCATTTGCATCTCCTTATTTAAGTGGCCTAACAAGAGGATATAAAAGAGGAGAAACGTATCGTTTCGGTATAGTGTTCTATACTAAAAAAGGAGAATCTTCATTTGTAGAATATATAGGAGATATTAAATTTCCTGATATTTCTGAAGAGGATGCTACCGCAGGAGCATATACAGGAGGTATAAACTACTTTGTCGTGGCAACAGAATTTGTAAATGTAACTTTTGCTTATTCTCTAGGAATAGAATTTACTTTAGATTTTTCTACTTGTCCAAACTTTAAAGATGAGATAAGCTGTTTCCAAATAGTAAGAGTAGAAAGACAAAATAAAGATAAAAGAAGAGTTTGTTCAGGAATATTAAAAACATATCACAGACCAGACTTTGGTCCTACAGGATCAGAGAACTACAACTTTAGAGACCCTAATGATGGTACAGACATTTTACATCAATTTTACACAACAAAACAAGGTCCTAATACTGGTGTTGCTCCGTTTGATGCTATAAATGGAGCTTTTGTATCTTTAAATAATAATAGAAAACTAGATTTAGGAGGAGGTTGGGATATTTATGGAGATTATATTTCTTTCTACTCTCCTGAAATAAGTTATAACTTTAATGGACCATTTAATGACGGACTTAATAGTGATGATGCTGCTTTATTAATAACAGGAGCCTATAGTAATTTTGTTAATGATCTTAATGGAACTACAAATTTTACTTCTTCAACTCCTCTCACCTTAGTAACTACAGGAAATTATTTTAGGTCTTTTGTAAGAAACGATGGTGTAGGAACAGATACAGGTCCTGCAACATTAACAAATTTTACTTTCTTAAGAGATACACAAAGAAAGCTAAGATTAACTCATCCTATTGATAAAGTAAATGTATTAGGACTCTATGATGGAGGAGTTACTAGACCTACATTAGGAAGAGGTGTAGAGTATATAAAGAAATTTATTAATAAAGAAAAGGCTAGCTATAATTCTGATATAAATACTACTGTAGATAAAGACAGAACTTTTGGACCTTTTACAAATGCTTCATTAAGCCCTACCGCTGGATTCTATATGAGAAACTGGCTTGTTGATGTAATAACTACAGAAGCAGTCCATCAACCAGATGGAAATAATGCAAACTCTTATATATCACAAGGAAATACTTGTTTAATAGGAAACATAGGAAAATATATAAGCCCTCCATTAGCTGCTACCTCTCTTCCTTATATATCCACAGGAGAGTCTTTTTCAACAGTACAAGGAACAAGTGCATTACTTGGAACTGCATTCCACTATGTAAAACCTTTAGCTGGTATTGGACAAGATGAATTTTCAAGTACTCCTTTAATAGATTATGTAATTCCTAGGTCAGAAGTTTATGGAGGTTCTTCAGACAGTGCTCTATCTTTAAACATATTCGTTCCTTGTTCAGCTCCTATAGTGCCTACTGCAAGTCCTACTTCTGTTTTTCAAGTTTTTAGAGGAGATACTTTTATAAGTATGTATCAACAACAGTGGGGACAATGTGCTCAAAGTACAGACTACTACGATGTTTATGGATCTCAAAACAATATATACAGAAATGCAAATGTTGAAACAATTAACTTTCCTGTAGAAACTTCTATAAATGTTGCTTTAGCATATGGAAATACATTAAAAACAGGAGTAAAATATTTCTTCGGCCCTGATACAGATGCTTCTTTTAGATTAGAAGAAGATAATTTATCAGCAGCTGGAGGGGGAAGTCCGTATGCAAAAGTTTTAGATATGTATAAGGATGCATACAATACTATATACTCTATAGACCAAACAAAATCTGGTTTAGCATATGTTACACCTCCAGTAGGTGTAGAAGCAGCAAAAGAAAATGATATTCGTGCATACCTTTCTAATGCTAAAATAAACGGAGAATCTATAGATTCTTGGAGTAAGTTTTTAGTAAACAATTATTATGATGTTGAAGCAATACACGGCCCTATTAATAAAATAATAAACTGGAGAGATGAAGTTTACTTTTTCCAAGATACAGGAATAGGAGCTTATAGTATTAATCCAAGAGCTGTAACTACTACTACTGATGGTATTCCTACAGAATTAGGTTCTGGACAAGGATTTGCTCACCATCAATACGTTAGTACAGAAAACGGTTCTATACACCAATGGGCAGTACAAGCTACAGACACAGGTATTTATTATTTTGATGCTACCCATAAAAAGATATTTAGAATAGCAAAAGGAAATCAACCTCTTTCAGAAATGACAGGAATGCACAGCTGGTTATCAAGAATGAATGGTGATGTACTTTTAAGAAAAGAAAATGGTGGGGATAATCCTATAAACAGTAAAGGAGTTAATATTGTTAGAGATATGGTAAACGATGAAATACTTTTTAGTTTCCATGGTAGATTTACTTTAAGACTAGTTGATGATAGAGTCTTTACTTATTATCCAGGAGAATATGTTTATTATATTGCTGGTCCTGATACTTTTTATTTTCAAGTAAATACTCAATTTACTACTACTACAAATCTTTTAACTAATATAGCATTAATAGTAACTAACTGCAGTCCAGTAACTGATGAAGAAGCTATTAAAGAATTGCAAGAAAATAAAGCTACTTTAGTATTTGATGAAGCTGCACAACAATTTTCTTCATTCTATTCTGCTGTTCCTCCTATTTATATAGAAAACGGTAATATACTAATGTCTCCTAATCCTGATGAAAGAGAAACTATATTCACCCATAATAAAGGAAACTATGGAGAATTTTATGGAACAGTCACAGAAGCTTATATAAAATTAGTTATTAATCCTGATGCAGATATTAATAAAATTCTTAGATTTATAGAGTTCGCCTCTACAGTAAGAACGAAGGATAAAACAATAGACAGAGCTAAAACAATTACTGCTTTTAGAGTAGAGACAGAATATCAAGACACTGAAAAAACTATCTTTTCTATAAATAACATAAAAAGACGTTTTGATAAATGGAGAGTAAAACTACCTAGAGATCAAAAAAGTACTTCTAGAAGAGGACGTTTGAGAAGTACACATTTTATCTTAACTTTGTATTACGATAATACGTATAACAAAGAATTAATACTGAACAGATTAATGTCTCACTACGATATACAAGTTTATTAATGCCAGAAAAGAATCCACCATATAAACCAGTTGCTCCTTATAAGCCTGCATATAAACCAATGGAAAGCATTTCTTATATAGATTACATAAAAGAAAAAAACAGTGGCATAAAGCCTTTTGGTATTGTACACAAAGCTCCTAATGAAAATAATGTAATTGCAGCACAAGGTCTTAAATTTCCATCAGGATATAATATGTTAGGATATGGTGTAATTCCTACAAGAAAAAATCCTCACTTTAAAGGAGTCTTAGGAGGAAAAGGATATATACCTGTAGGAGAAAATACTTCAATATCTTTAGGAGGAGAAGGAGCTATAGGAAAAGGGAACTTTAGTCCTAGAATAGGATTTACTCATAGATTTGATGATGGAGGAAAACTTACCGATCCAGAAAAGAAAAATCATACTGTAGTATACGGAGGAATGAGTTTTGCCAAACCTGAATGGATGAAAAAACAATGGGAAGAAGCAGGTCTTTCTACTGATGATGTAACTTTTTTAGATTACAGAACAAAACCAGAAGAGCTTGATAAACTAAAAGAAAAATATAATGTAAATAAGATATTTGGATATTCTGCAGGCGGAAGTGATGTTTGGAGAGAAATTCAAAATAACGCTGATCAATATGATTATATAGGATTAATAGATCCTAGTACAAGTAACTACACAGATATTAGTAATATGCCTAATGTACATATGGCATCTAACTCAGCTATTTGGAAAAATAGTTATCCAAACATATATAATCAATTACTTAAATATGAATCAGGAGATAATCCTCGATCTACTACTTATTTAGATGATAAAGGAAAACCATTAAGCCATAAAGAAATTCCTTTAAGATACTTTCAAGAGTATAAAAAAGGATTAGATCAAGAAATATTAGAAAAAATTGACTGGAATAGGCCAGGAAATACTATGAAATTCCATAAAGGAGGAACTATCAAGTTTGATAACGGAGGTAAGAAAGTAACAATAGGAGGCAAAACATATGATACAGGAGGTTCTAAATATCCATCAGGACCTTACTATCCTTATAAAGGAGATACTTTAAGAGTAGATAAAAACTATGACAAGACTCATGTACAGCCTCTTCCTTTTAAATATGGAGGGTGTAGACGCTATGATTTTGGTTCTACAATGAGAAGTGTGGGGGCAGGAGCCTACGGAGTAGGAGAAGGATTACTAGACACTTTAACTCTTGGAGCAACAGATACACTAACAGATAAAGGATATGATAAGCTATCTACTATGGGAAAAGATAGGACACAAGAAGAAATAGAAAGAGACAAAATGATTAGAGGCTTTAGTAATACAGCAGGAGCCGTAGGAGGAGCTGTATTAACAGGAGGAGCTACTACAGGTGCAGCTATTTCAGAAGGTTCAGAAGGATTAGCAGAAGGAGTAACAAATATAAAAGGTACAGGAGAAGAGTTTGATAAATGGGCCAATCTTGCAGGACAAGCAGGCTCTGTGGCAGGAGGATTTGTAGGAGGCGGTAAGGCTGGAGAATTAAAAGGAGCTTTAGAAGGAAGTCAAGGAGCTCAAAACTTAATGAATTATGGACAATTAGGAGGAAATATAATGAGTTTCTTTCCTCAAACATCAGCATATGGTGGAAGTTTAAAACAAAATACTATGAGAAAAAGAAAATATCCAACAGGCGGAGATCTATTTAAAAGATACTATGTAGGCACACCCGCTTATTATAGAAATCCTGAATCAGGACATAGCTACTATAGACCAGACTATCAACAACTAAGTAGAGGAGATTACTCTGAAGAAGAATTTTCTAAAGACTTTGCTAGAATACAAGAACTTAGTAATGTATATAAAGAACAAGATGCTTTAGTGAGAGCTAAGTTTGATGAATTATACGGTGATAAACTAACAGCACAACAAGCTCTTTATGATGAATTAGGATATATCCCTAAAGGAAAAGAACTAACAGATTATATGTCAGAAGCTGATGTAACAAAACTTGCTCCAGACTACTATAGCACATTAGATGAATTACAAGGTCTTACTTCAAAATATGGAATAACATACGATAATTTATCAGGAAATAAAGAAAAACCTGGAAACAGACATTACGGATTTAGAAATTATTCTTTTGACCCTAATACTTATATGGCAGAGTTTGAGCAAGACCCTGGCACTGCTGTTAATCAAGATTATGTTACTGAGGATATCTACATGGGTGGGGGTAGACAATACTACGACCCTGAACTAGAAAGAATGGTTACAGAACCTTCAAATACTCAACAAACAACATTAGTCTCTTCAGGGAAACAAAAATTTCCAGTTCCTGTAAATGTATACAACCAAACAGGCCAATTATTAGAGTTAGGAGACGAAGGATACATAGACGAGAAAGGAACTCCTTTTATGAGATATAATGAAGAAACTCAAATGTTTGATCCTTTTGAAAGTCGATACGTTGCTCCAGAAGAAGACCCTTATAACATACAACAGAAGAGAACAGGAGGATTTCCTACTGAGCCTGACTATACTTCTTTTTTAAATAATCCAGGAGGAAACGATTTCTTTATTAATAAATATAACCAACGTGAAACCCAATTACCTGTAGATAATAGAGATCCTAAATTAGCAAGAATACAAGATAGAAATAGATTTAATAGTTATACTGCTAAATTCCCTACTACAGAAACAAATGCTGATATGGGAAATATAGATTATAGTTATACTCCTAGAAACTTTCTATTTGATGTAACACATCCTGCTAGTCAAAGTAAAGCCAGAGTAAACTATGCAAGAGGGGGCTATTTAAATCAGTATCCTGAAGGAGGATGGCTTACAGACTGGTTTAGAAAGATGAGAGAACAAAAAAAATATAAAGGAAAAACAGAAGATGAAATACTAGAAGCAGAAAAACAAAAAAGAATAGCACAAAATAAAGAAAAACCTTTTTATACCACAAATTTAGAAAGCGTATCTAAAGAAATGATGGATAGGTTTACTATTCCTCAAAGTGGTCCTACGTTAGAAATGGTAGAAGACGAAAGTGGAAATATGGTAGAAACCTGGACTGATGAGCCCACTCATACATATAAAGAATCTGATCCTGTAGGAATGAATTTAGTAGAAGAAATATGGAAAGAAGGATTAGGTTTATCTGATAATAGAGCTCATGAATACGCTCATAGAGATTATACTCCTGTATATGATAAAGAAGGAAATATAACAAAATATAAAAGAATACATGGAAACTATAAAAAAGGAAAACCAAAAATACCGAAAAATGAAATTCAAACTCAACCTTGGAGTGCTGCTACTATTTCTTATTTAATAACAAAAGCAGGTCTTACTCCAGAAAACCTTAAAAAAGCAGGCTTTAATAAAAAAGCTTTTCAGCCTCATGCAGGACATTGGAAATATATAACAGACGCATTAAGAACTACTAATAATCCTAAATATAAACATAATGCATATTCTGCAGCTAGCCTGACAACCTTTACAGGAAATTTGCAAATAGGAGATATTCTATTCACAGGAAGAGAGGGAGCTAAAAATTGGTCTTATGATAGATTAATGCAACAGGCATTAAAAAAAGGTGAAAAAAATAATTATAATTCTCATACAGATGTTATAGTATCTCATCCTCAGTTCGATGAAAATGGAGATATGTTTTACTATGTTGCAGGAGGAAATACTGGTCCTGATACCTATACAAATAGAAAAAAAGTTTACTTCGATGAAAACGGAAAATATGTAAAATCTGTAAGTGTAGATCCAAAAGGGAAAGAAAAACCAGACAATAGAGGATATAAGGGAGTTATGATAATGAATCCTAACTTAAGATATCAGCCTGGTACTATTGAAGAGTTTAGTCCTGAAACAGAAAGAGAAATTTTAGAAAAATACACACAGCGTCAAAGAGGAGAAGATGCAATTCAAAATTACGAAGACAAGAAGAGAAAAAAGAGAAAAAATAAAAAAGAAAAAAATGGTCAAGAAACAGTAAGTGCTGAAGCTGTTTTAGCTTCTCCGTTAGCTAATACTGTACCAGGTTTAGAAATAATGGCTAGTGGAACTAATAACGTAGATATAAATCAAGCAACAGGAACTAAAGATACTGAAGGTATACCTGAGTTTCAATATGCTCCTATAAATGCTGGACCCGTTAATCCTCTAAAACTTATGGCAGAAGAAGATCTTGCGTTACAATCTCCACCTGCAACACCTGTACAAACAAGGCCCGTAGACAATATTCAGATTGCTCCTCAAAATTTATCAGTAGCCTCTGTTCCACAAGTACAAAATCCAGTACAAAACCAAACACCAGTACAGGCTCAAAATCAACCTGTTAACAATTTTCAAGTAGCCAGCAATAATCCTCCTGTTCAAGGAGCTAAAGTGGGCATGAGTACTGCTAGTAATCAGGGACAAAACATGGCAATACCTAATATGGGAATACCAAGAACAACTCAAGATGCTATGAATTATCAAACTTATGCAGCTTTTGAAAATATGATGCAGCCTGATAATAGTATGAAAGACCCCACAAATCCTAATAACCAAGCTATCGAAAAAGCAGAAGTGGCTCAGCAAAATATGCAGCCTAATTTACAATTGTTTAATGACATACAAAATCAAAGACAAGGTGATTTTTATGATAATTTATATAGAGAAATGCAACAAGGAATGTTTTCAAGATACGGAGGACTAAAAAAGTTCGAACACGGAGGCCCTCACGGAGAAACGGCAAAAGAAATGATAATGCGTCACGAAGGTACTGGAGAAGGTACTAGATTCAAAGTAAGAGAAGATGGATTATTAGAAGTATATGCAGATACTAAAGGACTTCCTACAGTAGGATACGGTCACCTTATTACTAAAGATTCTCCTGAAGATATCAGAAATTTAAAAGTAGGAGACACTATATCAAAAGAAAGAGCTAAAAAATTATTTAATATTGATTATGATGAGCATGCGGCAGCTGCTTTAAAAATTCCAGGATATGATAAAGCTCCTGAACAGTTACAAAATGCAATGATTGATTTAACTTTTAATATGGGCCCTAACTGGTATAAAGGGTTTCCAAGTTTTGTTAAAGCTGTAGGGAAACAAGATTGGAAAGAAGCAGGATTACAATTAAAATATGCTGATCCACACGCTACAAAACCAGTCTATAGTGATTATTGGAATGATACTAAAACAAGAGCAGAAGATGTTGTAGGAATGTTTGAAAATTATAAACCTACAGAAACTAGAGAAGATATTAATACGGGAACTAATCAAATAGATAGCCCTTATAATTTTATGGATAGTTATATGCCTGCAAAACCCGAAGATCATTTAGTACCAAATCTGGGACCTACTTATCCTTTTCCTAACCTTCCTCCAACAAATAACAATGCTATGGGAGGATATATGCAATATGCAAATGGAGGCCAGTTTGATACAGGAGGACAAATGGGAGAATTTTCTAGCGTTCCCACTACTGAATTTAATAATGGTGGTTCCCATGAAGAGAATCCCCACGAAGGAATACCACAAGGTCCTATTGATAGAGTAGAAGAAGGAGAATTAAAAATAACTATACCTGGTACTGAAGAACAATTTATTGTATCTCCTAAAATTAAATTAGATAAGACCACAGCTGAAGAATTTGACTTACCTAAGAAATATGTAGGAAAAGATATGGTTAAAATATTTAAAAGTATCCTAAGAAAAGATGTCTTTAATCAAAGAGAGGGGGACACTATAGACGAACACACTAAAGAGCTAGAAATTATGCCTTATGTAGAAGCCCACGCTCTTCTTACTGAAAAGAAAAACGCAGAAGAAGAAGCTAAAAAACAAGAAGAATTTGCAGAAGATATGGGAGAAATGGTAGAAAAGTATCCTGAGTATATGCAAGCTCTTATGGCTCAACAACAACCTCAAGGGCCTTCTCCTGAAGAACAAGCAATGATGGAGCAACAAATGATGGCTCAACAACAAGGAGGAATGCCTCAAGGACAACCTTCACCAGAAGAAATGGCCATGATGCAACAACAAGGGCCCCCACAAGGAATGCCTATGATGACTTATGGTGGAGGATTATCTCAGCCTATAAAGTTTATGTCTTATCCACAAAACGAAATGATCATGGCTAATGGTGGTCAACCATCTGGAGCTTCTCAAGGAGAACAGCAACAACAAATAATGAGTGCTGTTGCTCAAGCATTACAACAAGGAATGGCTCCTGAAGAAGTAATGGGTAAACTTGTAAAAATGGGTATTCCTGAACAACAAGCAGGACAACTTATACAAGGAGTAATGGCCCAAATGTCTCCTGAAGGACAAGCCCCACAACAAAGAAGAACTGGAGGACTTAGAAAGCACTCTTATGGAACAATTCTTCAGGACCCACCACCAAACTTTTGGGGAACAAATCCAAATACTTATGAAACTGTACAAGATCAAATGTCTACAGTACAAGGAGGAAATAAAAATGTAGTAAATACAGAAGGATTTAACCAAGCTAAAGATTTTAACATAGAACAAACTGGTTTAGGTTTTGCAGCCTCAGCAGCTCCTATTGCTTTAAATACTTACCAAGCTTTAAAGAAACCTGATTATTTAAATGCTGATGATTACTATGGAGACTTAAAACCTGTAGAAGCTGGCGAAGTGAATATAAACCCTGCTTTAAGAGGTATGAGACAAACAACTACTGCAGGAATGAAAGGACTACAAAATGTTTCAGGTGGAGGAGGCGGTGCTTCCTATCAAGCTAACTTAGGAAACTTAGTAAACCAAGGTAACCTACAAGAAGCTCAGCTCCATATGCAAAAAGAAAATCAAGATTTAAGAAGTCAACTACAAGCAGATATAGCAAACCAAAGATTAGGTATGCAAACAGCACAAGGCAAATTAGGTATAGACCAACTTAATATGCAAGCAGATGCTGCAAGATTCGCATCAGCTGGAGAAGCAGCAACACAAGCAGCTGACTTAGCAAATGCTGATATTAAAAATCAAATGGCAATGGCATATCTAGGAATAACTTCTGATGATTTTGGAGGGGACGTTGGTTATACTTCGTACTTAAATAAATTATTTAAATAAAATAAAATGGCAAATCCTTTAACAAGACCCGTAGCGTATAAATATAAACCTTTAGGATTCGAAGCTTTTGCAGCTCCTTTAGCTAGAAAACAGGCGGCTTATGATACAGCTATAGAAGCTTATGATGATATGAGTTTTGATTTACCAGAACTACCTGGAGATGAAAAACAAGTAAAAGCAATAGAAAGCAAACTAACTAATAATTTAACAGCTTTAAGGGATGAGTTAACAAATACTAAAGATTTTAAAACTGCTGTATCTAAACTAAAACAGTTAAATAAATACTATACTAATTCTGACGAAACACAATCCTATCGTAGTAACTATGATGCTTATCAAAAATGGAAAGAAGAAAGAAGAAAACTAGTAGAAAAAGGAGATTTAAGTGAAGAGGACTATAAATTAGAAGTAGGACTAACATTAGGAGAATTTGATAATAAAGGAGGCACTAACTACGATCCTAAAACAGGAGAGTATAACTCTATTAACTTAGTACGTTCTCCCCATAATATGGATGAAGAAATTCAAAAATGGGCTTATAAATTAGGAAAAGCTAACCATAAAGAAAGAGAGATTCGATTAAAACAATTAAGTGACTTTGGATTTGATATAGACAAAGAAGCTATTTTAAAACTATCAGAAGAAGGTAATTCTCCTGAAGCAATACAAGAAGCTGTTAAACAAGGCTTACTAAGCTCTACTAGATTCAAAGAGTATTTAAAGACTAAAGCTGATTTAGAATTTAGATTTAATAAATTAAAAGATAAAGATTGGAATCCTGATTTAAAACCAGTTAGAGTACAAGAAATTGAAGAAGAAATAAACCAATTAACTCCTGTACTAAAAGAAGCACAAAAATTATCTTGGTATGAAAGAGCTATAACTACAGGAGCTACAGACATAACACAGTCAGACTTAGATAATATGAAAAAAGAATTTACTGAAACATATGGAAACCATACAGAAAAAGAACTAGAAGACGCAATAACTTCTAGACAAAAATATATTGAGGAGTTAGACGAAAATTATAAAACAAATCCTGATGAAATAGAAAAAGAGTTCTATAAAGATTACTATTACAATACAAGATTAAATCAAGAAGCTGCTGCCATGGGTATAACATTTGGAGGTATGAAAAAAGATATATCTAGTTTAATAGCAGAATCAGATAGTGGTAGTAAAGGAGGAAAAGAACCTTTTAAAAATAAAGGAGTTGTGGGAATAGATAATATTGTTTATAATAAAACCAATTCTCCTGATTTAGAAGAAAGAGAAGAAAAAATAAATACTGAATATAGTGATTTATTAGATGGTGTCTTTTCAGAAGAAGCTATTATAGAGATGAAAACAAATGAAGGTTTAAATTTATTAAATCCTGATGGCTCCTTTGCAAATATAGGAAACACTATGTTATATGCTCTAAACACATCTGCAGACATAGATGGAGATGGTAAAATCGATCCTTCTTCACAATTTAGTAATACCAAGGAAGATTTTGAAAAAAACCCAGAATACTACACTACTAGAATGGGGCAAGTATTAACAGCTTATTCAAGAGCTACTGAGGGTAGTACTAGTTTAGA